TTTATTACCAGGCAATCAAGGAACTGTAAGTATTGGACATAGTGGTGAGGTAAGTTTATTTTCATCTTTGGATGGAACAGCAGGAGTCAAAAAATTATCCACAACTGGTGCAGGAGTTAGTGTTTTTGGAAGCATACATGGTATTGATGTAGGTGTTAATACATCTAGAATTGGTATAGGAACAAATGTGATAGAACCTGTAAATACAAATTCTTTTGATGATGAACAAGAAGGAACGTTAAGGTTAGCTGTAAAAGGAAGTATTTCTATTGAAAGAAATATCTATGATAGTTCAGGTGCACCTGGTGCTGATGGATTTTTCTTAAAAAGAGATGGCACTGGAATAAGATGGACTGCAATCGCACCAGGTGAGGGGGGTGGAATATCATTACGAAATGAGAATCGAGAGGTTCCATCATCGGGACTAGCTCAAACTTTTACCACAATAAATTTCTCTCAGGCAAATAGTTTCGGTACAGGAGTTGATAATTTAGTAGCAACTGCAGCAGACACTTCTACTGTTACAGGAAATAGTATAGCCACTGTATTTACAAATGATTTTTGGGGAGTAGTAGAAGGACACTCAGGAGTGGATACTGGCATCTATAGAATGACGAATGTTGGTATTGGAAGTTCTGCCCCAAGTGTAACTTTAGATGTAAAGGGTGATACTATAATTGATGGTGCATTTCAAGTTGTTGGATTATCTACATTTGTAGGAATAACAACAAATGAGAGCACTTTATTCACAAACCAATTAAGTGCTTCAGGGGTATCTACATTTGTAGGAATAACAACAAGTAAGAGCACTTTATTCACAAACCAATTAAGTGCTTCTGGTGTCTCAACCTTTGAAGGTAATATTAGAGCGAATGGTAATATCGTAGGTGATAATTTAACAAATATAACGAATATTTTTGAAATAGATGCAGAGAGGGGAGACTTTGATGCGATAATTGGTCTGTCAGTAAAATCTGCATTACATCCAATCCCCATTGCTTTTATTTCGGATGCAGTATTTGATTTTGATATTGACGTGGATGGTCATACAGAACTTGATGATTTAAGAGTTTCTGGTGTTTCTACTTTTGGAAATAATATAGATGCAAACGCTAATTTAGATGTGGATTGGCATACAGAACTTGATGATTTGAGAGTTTCTGGTGTTTCTACTTTTGTAGGGATAACAACAAATGAGAGCACATTATTCACAAAAGAATTTAGTGTATCTGGTGTCTCTACTTTTGTAGGAATAACAACGAATGAGAGCATTTTATTCACAAACCAATTAAGTGCTTCAGGGGTATCTACATTTAATTCCAATGTAATTTTAGCAGGAAACTCTTCATTATCAATAGAGGGTGTCGGACCACAAAATATATTCTTCAAGGATAATACTGCTGATGGAATGAAGATTGTATATCGCAACACTCCAGATCAACTTAGAATAGAAAAACAATCAGATAATAATATATTTTTAGCAGCAGATCGAGATGGTGGACAGCTTGAATTGTATCATGATAATGATATACGTCTTTCCACCACTGGACTTGGTATCACAGTTTTTGGAACCACTCAAACTCAACAATTAAATGTTAGTGGTTTTTCAACATTTTTAGAAGATATTACAGTTGGAACAAGTGCTACAGTTGGGTTTGGAACAACTACTTTCTTTTTCCAAACAGCAGAATTTTTACCTCCAACTAATAAAGATGGATTAATAATAGACATAGGAGATAGTGCATCAACAGGTAGTCATATCAAGTTGATGGGAGTAGGTCCACAGACCATTGATTTTAGAGGTAATTTTGATGCTGAAGGTGTAAAGTTTTCATATGATACATCCAATAATTTACTCAAAATTCAAAAATCAGATAATGATGATTATATATTTTTCACTGCTGATAGAGACGATGGAAAAGTTGAAATAGGACATGGAGGAACTAAAAAATTAGAGACCACTGCTTCTGGAATTGATGTAACTGGTCATATAGAAACAGATACATTGAGGGTTAGTGGTGTATCTACATTTGGTAATACAATTGAATTAGATGGAGCATTAAAGGATGTAAATAATACGATTGCTGATCCTGGTGCTGGTAAAACTGATTATAGATTATCATCTGTTGGTACGGGAGTATCATGGAGACCTTCTGGAGTTCAAACAAAAAGAACTATTTGGGTATCGAAGAATGGATCTGATTCGAATAGTGGATTGCTCGAAGGGGATGCAAAAGCAACTGTGGGGGGAGCAGCAGCGGTTGCCATAGAAACTGATACAATTAAGATAAGACCTGGTGTTTATGAAGAAAATAATCCAATTGGATTAAGAACCGATGTATCAGTTACTGGAGAGGATATTCGATTAGTAACCATTCAACCAAAAAATACCTTTAAAGATGTATTTCACGTAAGGAGAGGATGTTTAATTGAAAACTTAAACTTTGGTGGATCTAATGTCGGTGAACCACATGATGGTGCTGCGTGTGTTGCATTTCCACCCCCATCTGGATCTAATAGTGCCGTTAGTGGTTACACAGAACCTGGTCCTGCCACTGAAGGACCAAGTGGTAGATGGAGATCTCCATATATTAGAAACTGCACTAATTTCATGACTGGTAGTATCGGTATGAAGGTTGATGGAAACGATGCTACTGCTTCAGTGCCTGGCAGTGGTGCTGATTTAAAATCTATGGTCTGTGATTCATTTACACAATATAATGAAGCAGGTATTGGTGTATCCCTTACAAACGATGCTTACGCACAGTTAGTGTCTATTTTCACAATTAACACTGATATTGGTATATTTGCATCGAGTGGAGCACAATGTGATCTTACAAACTCAAACTCATCTTTTGGTAACTTTGGTTTGGTTGCTGTCGGATTAGGATCAACACAATTTACAGGAATTGTAAGTAATACAAATCCAGCTGGAGATGTGATTGCAAGCACGGTTGCTGATCAGCAAGATACTGTTGTCGCAACTGGTGTAACTGATTCATCAAATTCTCCAAGAAGACCATTTGATGGGCAAGCATTATTCTTCCAAATAAATCTTGACAATTATGTGGGAGATGTGGTTGGAACTGGGATAATCACAGAACCTTTACAAGAATTAGGATCTGTTAAACTAATAGGTACACCACAAGAACTAAGTGGATTTAGTGCGATAAATCCTCCCAATGTATTAATTAGAGATAATGATGGAACACAAGAACCAAAAGGTCCTCAAGGTATTATCGCAGAAGCAACGGCAACTGTAAATGCCGCTGGTGTATTGACTGAGATAGATGTTGTTGCGTCTGGTAGAAATTATCTTTCAACACAGAATATTGTTGTTGATATTGAAGGTAATACTGGAATTGCCACAGCAGTGATGAATCCAATTTTCTTTACAGTTGAAAGTGCCACTGAACCAACACCTACAGGAATAACTACAATTACGTTTAATGAATTTATTCCATATGAATTATTTCCTGATGATAAATTTGCTTTAAGAAGAATTAGTAGAATACTTACAAGTTCACATTCATTTGAGTATGTAGGTACAGGCACAGCCATAAATAACTCAGTGCCTCTGAGAGGTGCTATTCCTATAAAAGCTAATGAAGTTGTAGCTACGGACGGAGCACAGATTCCATTTACTTCTACCGATCAAAAAGGTAATTTTGATATTGGTCAGGGTTTACAAATTAACCAAACAACTTCCACAATTTCTGGTAGAGATTTTAGTAGATCACTTCAGGCAGAAGTAACACCTTTAATACTAGCATTGAGATAATATGGCAGTCGCACCACTAAATAAATTTTTAACAATTGCTGTTCCAGTCGCACCAGGTGAACAAACATTATACAAAGCTCCCGTAGGCACATCTGCGATTGTATTGTTTGCTCAGGTTGCTAATGTTGGTATTGGAAATACTTTTCCTAAAGTAACTTTTACGCATCGGAGAACAAGTGTTGCCACAAGAACAGCAGGTAATGTAAGAAATAACAGAATAATAAAGGATGGTGAGATTCCTCCTAACGATTCACTTATACTCATTGATGGGAGATTAGTTTTAGAGAGAACAGCAATTGTATCTGATTCTATAGCTATAAGTGGCATACAGTCTGGTATATCAACAATACAAAATGTTGAATATGATAATGTTACAGGACTAACAACTGTGACAACACTGGATGCTCACGGACTGACTGAAGGTGAGCAGATCACCATGGCTGGAATTGCTTTTACTTGTGACTCTACAGCAGGTATAACAAGTAGTATTTTTCCTGCTCCTCAAGTTTCGTTTAATATTGAAAAAGTTGTTGGAGTAACTACATTTGAAACAAATACAGGTATTGTAAAAGGTTTACCTCATTTCTTTATCCCCTCTCTTCATAGATTTATTCGTGCAGACAAAGATGCAATCACAGTTAAAACTGGATCACAAGCAGGTAATAAAATACAAGTTGTTAAGGGAACTTCATATGATTCTGTAACAGGAATTCTATCTGTGACTGCTTCATCTGCTCATGGACTTGCAAATGGTGATCAGATTGGAATTGCTACAGAATCTTTAGTTTTTAAATGTTCTCAAGATAATTTTTTCAAAGAAAAAAAATATCCTCGTGTCTCAGACCCAGCTGGAAATTTTGTTGGTTTAGCAGTATCGACGTTTGTGGGTATAGCAAATACATTTACTGTGAATGTTGGAGTCACAACCACAGGTGGATTGGTCGGACCACTACAAATGGAATTTATTTGTAGTATTTTGGAGAGTAGTACGACATAATGCCTAAGTATCTTAGTGGTAGAGTCAAAAGAACCCCACAGGGTTTTTTATCAACAGATAGATATCAATATCTTGGATTGGATCAAGCAGAACCTAATCTGGGAGATCCTGCAAATCCCTTACCGAAT